ACCAGGTCTAATCAAGCTTCTGAGGATACAGATAGAGATTCTAATAGAGTAAAACGAGAAGGAGACTTAATAAAGAAAGATTTATCTAAGAAGAATGATAACAAATAACGAGAGAAGAGAACTTTTAAATAGAGTTAAATCATCTGGATACCCGGGAGGTATTTCAGAGGTATTCCAAGCAGCTTCGCAAGGAGTAGATTTGATAGAACAATTTCAACTCAGTCAAAACTCTGAGGCCCCTTTAACTGCTTCTACTCCAGAAGAACAAGAGACAGGACTTAGAGAAGAGCACGCACAAGGTAATACAAATGCATCTATGGTTTTTCCTAATGTAGCTGCTAATACATCTTTTAATACGAATGGGATGAAAGTTCCTATAAACATCGATAAAGTAGATGATATGGGTAATTTAGTTAAATCTTACAAAAATGTACCCCCAGGAATACAAGATTTACCAACAGGACCAGCTGAAGGAACTATAATAGAATCACCAGCTGCTTATCAAAAAGGTGGGGTAAGAAAACGTGGTTATATACAGAAATACCAAACTGCTGGGTTTGATATGAGTGGGTTTAATATGGAACCTATAACGTCTGTACAGGATAATGTTCTTACTCCTCAAGTTCTTCAAGTACAAAATGAAAATAAAGATTTTAACAAGAAAAATGCTTTATTAACTAAAATAGCTAAAGACAAGAAGATAGCAGAGAATGAAGCTGCTATGAAGGCTATGAAAGGTACTCTTGTTGATACAACAAAGAGAAATGCAGCAACTCTATTAAGTAATACTCTGTTAACAAATCAGCTTGCTGGAGGTTATGGGGGAATTAATATGAGGAAGAGTATTGAAGCTAACCCAGATAAAATTGATGAGATCTATAAAAATACTATGAGTAGCTCAGGTCAAAATACTATGAAATGGATTGGACTAGGAGTTGCTACGGGAGGTTTGGGGAGTACTAATCTTGGGGGAGCAACAAATTATCTAAAGCATATGGGTAGCGGTATTAATACTATGAGGAGCTCTTCTGGTATAGGAAGTGGACTTAATACGGCGTTCCAAGCTCGACCTTTTTTAAAAGGAGCTTTTCAAACAGGATATAATGCTCTGAAGTTAGGGGCTTTACCTGCGTTTTATAACCAAACTGGAAACTTTGGAGTAGACTTAGCTACTGGAAATTATGATAATCTTCAAAAGCGTACTATGGATTTTGGTAGAGGAGTTGTTAGTGTGTCTCCAGCATTAAGAAAAATAAAAGATGCATATAAAATAGGGCAAGACGCATATGAAGGCAACTACGCAGATGTACTTACTAGAAGTATAGCTCTTGGATCAAGATCCCCAGGAATTGGTAAAGGATTAGAATATTACGGAACTAAATTTGGAGGTAAATTCCTTCCAGAGTCATGGCAAAACTTAGGAGGACTTCCTTCAATTAAAAGTATGGTTAATAAATATACACGTTCGAATAATCTAGTTGATAAGATAAAGCTGTCAAAAACAGATTAAGAAGTGATATATAATAAAGAAAAATGATAAATAAAAAAACTATAAAAATTATAAGTATATTTTGCTTATTTTTGTATCAAACTAAAAATATATAGACATGAATATTAATGAAAAAATACAGTTAGATGACATCACATTTGATGATGTAATAGCTGGAGAAGGAGTCTCAGTAGAGACTGTAGATACCGATTCAGAAGTCACACTTGAAAATGACAAAGTTGAAAAAGTAGAAGAAGTAAAAGATGAAGAAGTAAGAGATGATTTACCTGAGACACCAGAAGATGTAGTAGATAAAGAGGAAGAAGAAACACCAGAAGTATAAGAAGAGGAAAAGGAAGAAGAAGGAGAATTAACTGTAGTAAATGAAATTCTGAATAATTTAGGTTATGATGTAGATTCTGAATACTCTGATACTCCAGAAGGTCTTACAAAAATGACTAAAGATATTGCATCAATAATTGCAGATGAAAGAATTGATGAGGTATTAGAAGCATTTCCTTTAGTTAAAGAACATTTACAATATGTTTTAAACGGAGGAGAATCAAAAGAATTTATGAGTTATAATGATTCTAGGTTCGATTATAATGAATTTAGATTCGAAGAAGATGACGCTAGAAGTCAAAAATCAGTCCTTGCAGAATATTTTAAATATAAAGGACATGATCAAGATTTTATCACGGAGATCGTAGAAGATTATGAAGACTCTGGTAAGCTTTATAATAAAGCTGAAGCAGCAAGACAAGCTTTAGGGAAAGTCCAAGCCCAAGAAAGAAGTCAAATAGTAGAAAGACAAAGAGAAGATTTAGTACAAGAACAAGCACGACAAGACTCATTTTGGAATGAGGTTGCAACTACAATCCAAGATTCAGATGAATTTGCAGGATTAAGAGTTCCAGAACGTGAAAAGTCAAAATTCTTTAATTATCTTTCTTCACCAGTAACAAAAGATGGACAAACTCAACGTGATATTGATCACGCAGATGCTGCAATAGATGTTAAGTTAGCTATAGATTATCTTATGTACAAAGGATTTAATCTTGACCAAATGATAAATACTAAAGCTAAGACTAAAGCAACTAAAAGTTTGAGGGATAAAATCTCTAAGAATGAAAATTCTGTAAAGAACGCTAAAAAACGTTCTAGAGTTACTAAGAATGTAGATTTTGATGATTTAGATCTTAGTATTTAATTAACTGACAATTAGCTGGAAACAGCATTGTATATAACTTTAAAATAAATAAATAAAATGAACGGAACTAACATTACTGTGCAAAAAAATCATTATAATGATGCACAAATGACTGACATGAACAGTCTATCAAATGCGTTATTGGCTAGACCAACAGAACTGTCTCCTATCATTACTCACTTAGCTGGAAAAGACGACAAACGTTTTCCATTATCTTTCTTAACGGAAGGTGTTGGTAATACTAAATCTATTGACAGATTAGAATATGAGTATAGGGTAAAGACACATTCTTTGAAAACTAGACCAGTATCGACAACAAATGCGGGAGGAAACTTAGGATTAGGGGGTGGAACTTTCCACTTAGATTTTCCAGATAAGTGGTTTGTATTCCCTTATGTATTAATTAACAGTGCTGGAGAACAAGCTAGAATTATGGCTGAACCTGTACAAGTTGGAAGTATATGGAGATACTCTATGCAATTAGTAGACCCTTCAATGTCTGCTTCTCTATCATCAGGGTTTACTGCTGGTGATCTTTGGGCTCAAATGTACGCACCTGTAGGAGTTGACTTCTCAAAAGGAAATGCTTCTAACTGGGAAACTCCAGGGAAGGTACGTAACAAAATTGGTACTGTAAGAAAGTCTTACCATATGTCTGGTAATGCTAAAGATTTTGTAGCTGAGTTTTCTTTACCTACTAAAGGAGGTAAAACAACTAAGCTATGGATGGACTATGAAGAATACACTCACATGTTAAATTTCAAAGAAGAATGTGAAATGTATTACTGGTATGGTCAAAAAACTTATGATGCTGCAGGTCAAACTAAAATGAAAGATGAGAACGGACAACCAGTTGTTGTTGGTCCTGGTCTTTTAGAACAAATCATTAATAGAGATTCTTATTCAGTTATGACTGAAAATAAACTTAAGAATATTATTGGAGATTTATTCTATGGAATGACTGATGCGTCTACAAAACAAGTTACTCTCTACACTGGAACAGGTGGAGCAAGAGAATTTGATGAAGCACTTAAAAATCACTTCTCAGGTGGAGGTAATTGGAAAGTGGGTGGTGAAAACAGATTCATCACAGGTTCAGGTAGATCTTTAGGGATGTCTGGATACTTCACATCGTACGAGCATGTAGATGGACATACTGTCAATGTGGTAAAATTACCATTATTTGATCATGGTCCAGTTGCCCAAGCTCGTGCAAAGCACCCAGCTACAGGATATTCATTAGAATCTTACAGAATGGTATTTGTTGATCAATCTAATTACGATGGCCAAGCTAACGTACAAATGATTAACAAGAAAGGACGTGAGTCTTTGAGATGGTGTGTAGCAGGATCAGTTGTGCCTAGAGGATTTGATTCAAGTTCTTCTAGAGCTTCTGATGTGGATGGTGCTTCTGTCCACATGTTGAAAACTGCTGGTATTGTATTGAGAAGATTCGATACTTCACTAGATATTCAATGTGTTGCATAAATAGGCATTAATTTGCG